GTGGAACGCAAACGTCAATAAGCCACGCTACACCTTTGACATGGTCTGCCCCATTGTGGATCAGGTTGCCGGTGAGATTGAGCAGGCAGACTTTGACATCCGTGTATCCCCAGCTGGTGGAAACGCAACCAAGGATATTGCGTTGACGTATGACGGGATCATCCGAAACATTGAGAACATGTCCAACGCTAAAGAAGTGTATTCAAGTGCCGCCAGAGGCATGATCGTATGTGGCTTCGATGCGTTTCGTGTGAGCCAGAAGTACGTTGACGACAATTCTTTTGACCAAGACCTTTGCATTGAGAAGATCGGCAATGCCATTGACCGGGTCTGGTTCGACCCTGCCGCAGAGCGCCAAGACAAGGGCGACAGCCGCTACGCCTTCGTGCTTCATGCCGTGGCTAAAGAAGAATTTGAGCGGCGCTGGCCGGAGGCGAAGGGCGAGTCTGTCCCTGATGACCGAGACGGCGATGCCTACTACGACAAGGCTGAAGTCGTGGTTATCGGTGAGTTGCTTTACGTTGAGAAAGAAGAACGCGAACTGGTCATGATGTCCAACGGCCAGACTTACGAAGTCAACGAAGACTATGAGAAAGTTGCCGATGACATGGCGATGGTTGGCGTAACCGAGATCAAGCGCCGCAAGCGCAAGGTCAATAAGGTCTGCTCTCGGTTCTTTGATGCGAAGGATTGGCTGGAAGATGACCGCGACACCGTGTTCAACCGCATCCCGATTGTGCCGGTATATGGGAACTTCAAGATATTTGAAAACAAAACGATCTACTGGGGCGTGGTTGAGAAGCTGCTTGACCCGCAGCGCGTCCTGAACTACTCCATGAGCCGTGAGATCGAAGAAGGCGCACTGGCACCAAGGGCCAAGTATTGGATGACGATGGCTCAGGCAGCTGGCTTTGAGGATTCGCTGGCTACCCTGAACACCAATTCAGACCCAGTACAGTTCTACAACGTAGACCCGGAATCTCCGGCTCCGCCCCAGCAGAATGGTGGTGCCCAGATCAACCCCGGCCTTCGTACAATATCCGAAGCAATGCGCAGCATGATCGGCTACTCCGCTGGGATGTTCGCTGCCAACATGGGCGACAATCCGGGCCTACAGTCAGGCGTGGCTATTCGCCAGTTGCAGGACAAGGGCGACAACTCCACCTACAAGTACAACAAAGCCGTGCAGGTTGCTATTGCCGCCGCCGGTAAGATTCTTGTTGACTCCATCCCGAAGGTCTACGACACCGAGCGCACCATGCGCGTCCTGTACGAAGACGAAAGTTACGATATGGAAACCATCAACCAGCGCGTCATAGACAACGCTACAGGCGAGATTGTGACCCTGAACGACTTGTCTCAGGGCGTGTACGATGTTGTCTGTAAGGCTGGCCCCAGCTTCAAGAACCGTCAGCAGGAAACGCTGGAGATGATCATTGAGATGGCGAAAGTTGACCCGTCCATCATGCAGATTGCCGGGGATATTATGATGCAGAACATCAACACCCCGGCAGCAGACCAGATCGCGGAGCGCAAGCGTGACCAGATGCTGAAGGCTGGCATGATCCCCATGTCTCAATTGACCGATGAAGAACAGGCCCAGATGCAGCAGCAGATGGCCCAGCAGGGTCAGCAGCAAGACCCGGCAACCATCATGGCTCAGGCTGAAATGGGCAAGGCTCAGGCCGAAATGATGAAGGCCCAGATCGAGCAGGCAAAGGTTCAGAACGACCAGATGAAGCTACAGCTTGAAGCTCAGAAGGCCCAGCTTACCGCCCAGAATGATCAGGCCGACAATCAGGTTGACGTATTCAAGGCCCAGACTGACCGCATGAACACCCAGATCAAGGCGCAGGAGGCTGGAGCCAAGATCACCAAGGAGGGCGTACAGACTGAAGGCGTACAGCTTGATAACGTCAAGAAGGCGCAGGAACTGGCCAACCCGATGATAGGAATGTTCAGGCGTGGCTAAGAAGGCAGAGCAAAACACCTACGCACTGATGCAGGAAGGCCGGGGCGTGAAAGGCACTTCCATAGGCCATGGCTCACGCAAGAGCAGCACCATGAGCAAGCATCAGAAGCGCAACCATAAGGCGTACCGGGGACAGGGCTGATGGCTGAAAGCGCTCTCAGGCAATACGAGTATGGCGGCGATGGCCCGTTTGGGTTTTTTATGCCTGAACGAAGGGAAATTCTCTCGCCAGAGCAGCGGTTGGATATGGGCTACACAAGCACAAGGCGTGGCCCGGCATTTAAACGAATATATATCCCGGCAAAGTTGGGCGAATCAGAAACCAGTCTTGAATATATGCCTGCCTACAGAGCAGGTAAAAGCGCACTAAACGCAGTTATCAGCCTGTTTACAGACCCACCAAGTTTAGATGAGGTGAAGGAAGCTGGCACATCTGCGCTTAGAGGCATTGATCAGTATATGCGCGATCAGTACGTAGCAGGCGCACTGGGTGGCACGGCATACAATCCAGAGACGGGTCAGGTCACAGAGTTTGACCCCACTGTCGCTATGGTAGGCGGCGCTCCAACTGGCGTTCAGGCGGTCAGGGCGGCAACGCCGGGATCAGTTGTTCTTGGGATGGTTGGCAGCAAGAATGCAAGGTATACCCCTGATCAACTTGAAGCAATCAGGCAGATTGATGAAGCCGGATTTGACACTGACCAGCTATTCCTGCATGGAACATCTGACGAGATAGATCAGCTTTCAATCGGTAAAACGCAGAAAAGAGATTCTGGGTATATCGGCACTGGCGCATATTCCACGCCAGAACCAAACATATCAAGGTATTACTCCAATCAGGCAACGCCAACTACCCGCGACAGCATGGGCGACTGGTCTGGGCCAAACACATTCCCACTGATTACCAAAAAAGGTAATTACAAGCAGTACACGCTAAAAGAAAAAACAGAACTAGCTCAGAAGGCCAGAGCAAACCCAGAGTTCAGCCAGCAGTTAGCAGAGCAAAACATTGCTGAAGGATATATTGGCGCAGACGTTGTTGACGCAAATGGAAGCATTATAGAAAGGGTAAACTATTTCCCGGATACCGATACAAGATCAGCATTTGATTACAGCATCCCTGAAACAACTCTGCGGTCAGGCAGCAAGCGCGGAACAGGTGTTGCTGCGGCATCGGCTTTGACGGGGGATTACAGAGACAGGATTATTCAAGAGTATCCGAAGTCATATAAGCCCGCGATTATTGAAAACTATGTTAGTCAAGGCGTTGACCCAAGAACATTCGCCGCTGGAGCGGGCGATAATGCAGGCGATCCAAGAATGGGGCAGCTGAACATTCTCGGCGGTACGACTGTAAACATTGGCGATCAAAGGATAGGGGATGTGCCCCGGATAGATCTGGCTGATTATGAGGGTTATCCTTTCTTTACATCTATGTCGGACAGGGCCGCTGCCGGTGACGTTATTCTTGACATAAACGGGGTTCCTATAAATGTCTCTCGCAGAGGCGGGCAAAACTATATGCTTGACCCGGAGAGTGGTGAATTTGTTTGGGCCTCTGATGAAGACGTTGTACTGAAAAGTAAGGGTGGAGAGTTGAGTGACACATCCTTTTTCAAAACAGCAAAAGACTTAAAAGAAAAGTATGGCAAAGATCCGTTGATTGTGCCGTGGACTATGGCTCCGACAGGCATAGATTTCTCGACACAGGTCGGGGAAACGATGTTGAGTTACGCAAGAAACTCAATGAGCCGGGGTGATTTAGCATCACTCGACAAAGACGTTAAAAAGATAATCCCTGACTGGCCCGGAATAGATAACCCAGACTGGGTTGCCAGTTTTAGGGATACAACAGGTAACCAAAGGAAGGCTGTTGAAAATTTACTTGATCGAAATTATGTTGATAAGGGTGGTATAACTAGCGGTATTGCAAGGTACGCAAACACCGATTCGGATTTGCGCATGGCTAGAGATGGTCAGCTTGTGAATGCTGGGGTTGTTGATACAGGCAGGTATCCGTTGACCGACAGCATACTTGTACATCCGACATACAACACTGGCCTTTATGGTGAAGGTCTTGGCAGGATTGCTGGCGATATTCAGGTTTTTGAACTGCTTCCAGATGCTCGTGCATTGATGGGCATAGTTGACCCCTTAAATCCACCAAGGAATGCGTTGCGCGCTCTTGAGATGAAACCCTATGGAGGTGTAATCACAGAAAGCACTCTCAGGGCTATTGAAGATCGCAGAAGATAATGGTATTGCTGTCATATTGTTGGCAGTGGTACACTAGCAGAAGGAACGTGGCCTTACCACGGCAGGAACGCGACCTTATTCGCGGCATTTACCTATAAAGGGCAAAAACATGAGCGAGATGCAACCAGACGATTACGCTGAAGAATCCGACATTGATCAGGTCGAGATTGAAGAAACGCAAGAGGCTGAAGATCAGGACGAAGGTCTTGATCCCGATTCATCACCGGGGTCTGGGGCAACCCAGAAACAAAAAGTTGTTTTTTCGGAAGAACAGCAAAGGATTTTCGATCAGGCTATTGCTGAGAAAACCCTGAAGTTTCGGGAAGCCGAGCGCAGGGCGGAGGCATTAGAGCGTGAACGGGAAAACCTGTTACAGAAGCTGCCGAAAGAGGAACGCCCGCAAGTTCCAGATATGCCTGACCCATTTGCCATTTCCGATGAGGAATACAAGCGGGCCATCATAGAAAGGGACGAGCAACTTAAAAAGGCTGCCGCCTTCGATGCCCAACAGCGTTATTTGCAAGAGCAACAGACGCGGATGGCAGAGGAACAGCAGCGTAAGCAACAAGAGGCTTTCAATAGCAAGATTGAGGCATACGCTTCCAGAGCAACCCAGATGGGTATAAAGCCAGAGGAACTGCAAGTAGCTGGCGCTACAGTAAGCAACTTTGGTATTCAGAACGAACTGGTCAACTTCATTATAGAAGACGATCAGGGGCCACTGATTACCAAGTATCTTTCGCAGAATCTCATGGAGTTAGAATCCATCAGGTCATTAAGCCCAATGGAAGCCGCCATAAAGATTGCCACTGAAATCAAGCCGAAGGTTGCTGCTCTTAAACCCAAGGTAAATCAGGCTCCCGAACCTGTTGAAACGCCGCAAGGCGCAGGTATATCCCCGAAGCCAAAGGGGCCAAAAGGAGCCACTTTTGAGTAAGGTGACTTAAAATGGCTAATAATCTAAATAGCAACGTAACCCGGAAAGTCGCTCGCGTCTTTCTTGATGCGTTCGAATCTAACCGAGTTGTAACCAAGACCGTTGACACTCAGCTGCTGTCTGGCAAGTTTAATCCTTCCAGCGGTTCCACTGTTGACTTCAAGCGTCCGCATGACTACAACTCAATCCGTACTTCTGGTGGTGATATTAGTTCTTCCACCAAGTCTGACATCATTGCCGGTAAAGCAACTGGTACTGTTCAGGACTACTTCACCGTGGCCACCGAATGGGGCAATGTTGAAGAAGC